GTTTCATAATTTCTTCTAAAGCTTTTACGCCTTCAGCAGTTGCTGCAAAATTAGATATAGAACTATAAGCATCTGGACTTAAATGTTTTTTAGACCAAAGTTCAGCAGCTTCTATTCTTTCTCTACCAGAATCTCCAAGTTTTTGAATTTCAAGATCAGCATTAGGAAGATTAGCAGTAGCATTTTCTACAAATGCTTTTACACCTTCATCATATTGTTCTTGAGATAGACCTGCATTTTTAGCATGATTATTCCACCATTGTACAATAGGCATTTCATTACTAATTTCTAATTGTACATTATCATCAAGCTCTGGAACATTTAATTTATATTCTTCTGGAACATTTGATATTTTTTCATTTTCAAGATCTATCTTAATTTGTTTAGTTAAATCTTCTGTTCTAGAACCTAATTTAGATTCTAATGAATTATAAGACGAAGCTAAGTTTTCAATATTAACTTCATTTTTTTCTGAATCCCAAAACTTATCTTGTATAAATTCTGGTTTAGTTGCTTCTGTAGGTTTCTCAGTAGCGACTGGTGCTATATTAGCATTATCATCTGCCATCTTGTTCTCCTTTGGTTATTCTTGTTTTAATTATACCTACAAGAAATCTCATTCCTTCTAGGTGAAATAATCTGTTGCTATCTATATTAGGGCCAGCAACAGCTTCTATTGTTATTGATTGCAAATAGTTTAGAACTTTTTTACCTTCATCTCCTTTAAAGACATTGGCAAAATGTTTATTTAAAATCTGTTCTTCTTCAGCAGATCTTACATAACCATCAATACTATTTGTTATCTTGGGTTTCTCTTTCTCTAAGTCTTTCCAAGCCATATTATGCTCCTGGTGGAGCTTCACCTCCTTCTGGTGTTGTTTGCATTTGTTGTAAACGCTGCACTAGCTGTTGTTGTTCTTCCTCATTTCTAATTAACTTCTCAGGAAGATTCATTTTTTCAGCTAAATATTTTGCAGTTGTATTTTGGTCTACAATTAGATTAACCATTTGTGGGCCAAATGTTGCTCCAATAATTTCATTAAATCTAGTTACATCTGCAACATCTTGTAAATGTTGAGCTTGTGCTAGAGGTGATCTTGGAGCTATTTTAACTTCCCTACCGTTTACTTTAGGGATGTCTATTCTACCTTGTTTAGATAAAATTCTAATTATTCTTTTTAATAATGGAGTTATTAATTCAGATTGTAGTCTTCCAAAAGAAGAACCAATTTGTCTTGATAGATCTGCCATTCTTTCAGAAACTTCTGTTGCTGTCATAGGAGTTCCTTCTGGTCTACCAAGAGCTTCCATGTATAAAGCTTTTTTAATATTAGTTCTCATATCATTTAATACTAATTGAGCTACATCAAAATTAGATGCTGATTGTATAGGCAATAAACCTCTACTACCAGGAGCTACAGGTATTAAAGATCCAGGTACTAAAGATATATTATCTGGATTAATTACACCATCATCTTCATAAGTATATACTCCAGATACTGACATTTGTGCATTTTGTAAAATTAATTCTATTGTAAGATTACAAGTTTTAATAGCACCCATTGCATTAAATACTGGCCCTCTACCATAAACTTCTCCAGAAGCTTTATTCCATCTAAATACTAAATATGGATTTGAACCTTCTCCTTCAAACATTTCTTCATATAAAATATGTTTTGGATTTTCCATAACAATACACATTTTATATTTTTCTACATTTTCTTCATACACTTTGTAAACAACTTCTATAATTTTAATTTTATTTTTATTTTTTAATGGATCAAAATTTTCTGGTAATATTGCTTTAGGATATAAAATTTTAATTTCATGTGGTTTACAATATCTTGTTCTGTATACAGAATCTATTGTACCATCTGGGCCTGTGTTTAAACAAACTCTAGTTAATGGTACTGCTGTAAATTTAATTGGATTAATTGCATCACCTTCTTCAACAAGCATAACTCCTGTACCAATTGCAAGATCCATAAATGATTCATGTATTTCTTGGTTAAAGTTTGATTGTTGTAATAATTGAAAAACATAATCTGTAATTTTATCTAACTCTAAATTAATACCTGCTTTTTGTCCTTGTGGTATTTCTGATCCAGCTTGGAAGTCTGCCCATCTAGCAAATGTAGGAGTTATACCTGCTTGTAATCTTGATGCAAATTCTTGTACACCAACTACAGCAGTTTCATCAAAAATCTTATCAGTTCTTTTTTGACCAGGAGCTTCTTCATAAAAAGATTCTCTGTTTGGAAGACAATATTCATATGCTTCTTCAAATTTATCTTTCCAATAATCTTTTATACTTTGAGCTTCTTTATATTTTTTTAATATTTCAGATGCTTTATCTGATTTTCCGTAATTTATTTCTGAGTTATCTAAATAATCCATTATTTAAACTTTCTTAATGTTAATGCTAATCTAGCTCTTTTAGCAGTTATACCAGAACCTTTAGCAGCTCTAACTAATTTTTTTCTAGGAATATTTTTTCCTTCTTTAGCTTTTAAAGTTGCTCTTAAAGCTCCAGGTTTTTTAATTGCTTGTTGAATCCATTTTTTTGTCATTTAATTAAAAAATCCACTACCACCAGATTTAGCAAACAAAGATCTAGATGATGTTATTGATAATCTTTTTTTCTTATAAGCATCAGCTTGTTCTGCTGCAGCTTGATCTGCTTCTGCTTGTGCAGCTTTTTGTGCTGCAACATTTTCAGCTTCTACTTGAGCTTGAGTTTTAGTTTGTGTTTGCCCACCCCCGTCACCACCAGTAAATGTCTGGTTACCATATGCATCAGTTTTACCTGAAAGTCTTTTTTCCATATAATTTGAATAAACTTTATTTTGTTCTGTTAAAGATAACTTTCTAAATTCTGCTTGAGTATATCCAATATTTTTTTTAGCTTTACTAGATGCTAAAACCTTCTCATCAAAGAAAGTTCTTGTTTTAATAGATCCAGCTTGAAATGGGCCTTTCATTACTTGTAATGCAGGTGGGCCACCTGTAGTTCTGTCTATTTTATTAGCACCAGATTCAATAAAAGCCTTTTTTTTAACGTCTTTTATTTTTTTATCTGAATATGTAGTGCCACCAGTTGTAACTGCTTCTGCTCCTGATACATCTGTATCTCTACCTGCTCTACCACCATCACCACTCATAGAAGTTCCTTTTTAAATTCGGTTTTACTCCAAAATCGCTTATATCCTTGTTTTCGCAACGCACAATATAGTTGCCATGGAGTAATAATATACCATCTGTAAAATCCAATTAATCTCATAATAAACGATACGCAGCTTAATTCTTTTATTCTAAACAAATGCCAATCATCTTTTACAGGGCATACTAATATTTCAAAATCATATAAATAATTTAAAAATTCTTTAGATTCTTGTTTGTTTAAATAACTAGTTTTTATACCTGCATGAGTAAACTCAATATGTTCCCAGACATCTAAATCTGGTATATATTTTAAAGCTCCACAATGACTAAATCCTGGCTTTGGTTTCCACCACCATATCCATTTAGCATATTTTTGAGTTCCTCTACTATGAAAGTAGATTAACCATTCCTCTTGAATAGATCCCATACTTTCCTTTTTTGTGTTTTTTGTCCTGCAAATACATCCCATTCTTTTTTAGCGACTACAGGTTTACTTTGTGATCTTCCAGCTAATAAAGTTCTACCTTCACCAGCACCCATCATTAAATATTGTAATGCATCATGAACATGAGAATATCTATTTTTAAAAGGTTTTTCATCATATCTATCTCCAGATGTTTGAAGTCTTCTATAATGATAACCACCATTGAATCCTTTTTTAAGATTTATACATTGAGGATCAATTAAGAATCCTGCTTTACCATCTATTAATCTTTGTAATGCTGAATCTACAGAATCTATTCTTAAAGCAACATCATTAGATGGTGCAGGTACAGCTTTCAATCCATAGTTTCTCATAATAGAAAATGGTGTTCTTTCATCTGTTTGAGATCTAAAATCTCCAGCAGGATCTCCGAATATTTGAACATCGAAGTTTTTATAATTTTTAGCTATCTCTCCTCTTAGGAGTTCAGAAAATCTCATAACACCCATATCAAAACATACAAGTTCATTTATAATATTCCATCTACCTAATGCAGTCTTCTGTCCAAAGACAGCAGCAGGTGTTAATCCAAAGTCAATTCCAATAAACAAAGTTTGACTAACATTTGGTTTAATGGTTTCAGCAGCAAGATGTATTTCTTGTCTGTAGTTTGGATATACAGGTTTACCTTCTTCTATGCTACCGAGTTTATTTAAAACATAAACATCAATCCAACCTTTTGTTTTACCTCGAATAATATTAGGATAATATTTAGGTGTTAGGTTTTTTTTATTTTCTGCATTATCATTTGGTACATATTCTTCTGTAAATCCTTCTTTGTTTTTCTTTTCTATTAAAGCAGGTGGTTGTGTATGAAAACTCCAGTTATCAGGTTTAATTAACATAAGAGCTTCATCTCTTGATATGTGATCTGGTACAGGAACATCACCTGCCATAATTGGCCACCAATGATCTTCTTCTGGTGCGTTAGTATCTGCAATTACTCCATACCATGTAGCACCACCATCTCTCATACTTGGAAATCTTCCTACCCTCATAGTACAAGCATCTATAATTGACTTAGGTATTTCTCTAGCTTCATTTACCCAGACACCAGTAAGCTCAAGAGATAATAGTTTTTTAACATCTTCTGGTCTATCAAGAGCTAGAAATATAACTTCTAGTTCTATATCACCTTTAATAATTTTATGTGTATAAGGTACTGACCAAGCAAAGTTTCCCCAAGTATCTTCTGGAAACCAGTCTAACCAAGTTTTAATTGTAGTTGTTTTAAGTTGAGGGTTAGTATTTCTTATAACTGCCCATCTAGATTTACGAACACCTTGTGCATTTTTTTCTTGTAATAATGCTCGTCTAAATATTTCTATACAACAAGATACAGATTTACCAGAACCTACTGGCCCTCGTAAACCTCTAAAGAAGTCGTCAGACTTCATAAATTTTTTTAGAGTATTACCTTCTGGTTTATAACTAAAATTAATCGACATTTGTACCTACATTTGCTTTCAGCATATTGTAGATAGTTTCTTCTCCAAAAGCTTCTACTAATTTATCAGCTTCATAATTAGTTATCATGTGTGTTGGATAATATTTTAAATGTGTTTTTTTAACAATAGCTCTTAATCTGTTTCTATCTTTTAATGATAAATTGTTTAAAAAACTCATAATAAATTAAAACTGCTTAGTTCATCTTGTTCAATAACTCTTTCTCTAACAATATCTAGTATTTGTTTTTCTGTACCATATTTATTTTCAAAATTTTTTTTATCAAGATGTATTCCAGTATTTCCTTGGTGATGCTCATGGCATAATGGAATTACTTCAAAATGTGAAGCTCTCATTCCTATACCAATGTTACCCTTTCCATCACCTCTATTTCTTATATGATGTAATGTTGCTGGGCTTTGGCAGACAAAGCAACCCAATTGAGCAACTTTGTCCATCCAAATTTTTTCTTCTTTAGTAGCCACTATTTACTTTTTTTGGCCGCCATTATTTTTTTCTTTAAAGCTGTAGGTAATGTTTTTTGCTTTG